TCTCAACAGTACCACGACCCAACAAGCGATTAGGAACTGTATCGTCCTGATAAGCAAGAATCGGTCTATCCTTCATCATGTATGGATTGGCTTCTGCTTTGAGAAGCGTTCCATCATTGGCAATCACCACAATTGCTTCGACCAAATCGGAATACTCGTCTTGGGTAGAGTCTTCAGGAAAGAAATCCTCCACCTCACCCTCTTCGTTTTCCAACTGCTCTAGGTACTCACGGGGGACTAATCCATAGTAAGTAAGCAGTTTTACCTTGTCATCTTCGTACTGAGATACCTCTTGGGTAGGCTCTAAGTCTGTATCCATTGAATCAGTACCAACCTTGACCTTGCGGTAAATGCCATCTTCTTGACCTTTGACAATCTTGTGGATGGAGACGTACTTCTCAATAGCCACACCCATACAGTCATCAATAGACGTTCCATTGGGGTCAAACAGGAAGTTACGGGGGTTTACAGGAACAATCTTGACTGCAATGCGGTCTTGTTCTACCACTCCAATAGCGGCTTGTCCCATTTGACCAGGGATTGCCTGAGTAGCGGGAACAAAGACTTTCTCTGTTTTAACAACAATCTCACCAATGCCTGTGCCATAAATCTCAGCCAACAACTCAATCTGGTCAATAGACTTCCTGATCTTGTCTACTTTGAAGTCTTCCATGAGTTGTGCTTTGATGGCAGCAACATCGAGGGGGCTTCCGTTGACATCACGAATATCATCTTGGATATCAAAGAACTCACCCTGACCAAAGATGGCTTCCATGATCTCGGCATGGCGTGTCTCTACGGCTTGTTGGGTAGCGGGAGTAACGATTCGGCTTCTCTCGGAATCCCTAGTTTTGTCTTGGGCATCCCACTCACCATTGAAGATGCGCTCATATTCTAGCCAATCATCAAGACAGTTAACATCTCGCCAATCCCTCCAACGATCACAATGGTTAACAACAAAGTTAACTATTTCTTTGTCTGAGTCGCTAGGTTCTTGGAATTCCATTCTTATACCCCTGAAATAATATCTATCGGTTCCCATTCCTCGGAGTCATCTTCTTCCATATAAGACGTGACTGCAAGTTGGTCAATGTAACTAAGGGAGTCTGGCAAGTCATCGTGAACCCCTTGTGCAGGGAACAAGATTAACTGGTCTACGAACTCATCCCAATCTTCTTCCGAATTTAACACAATTCTGCCATGCTCGAACCTACCTTGTAAAGCCCAGATGATTCTGTCTGCTTTTTTTCTATTCCCGTGGGTCAAATCTACGATATGGGCAAAGGTGTTGTTCTTTCTCATAAGGTCGCTTAGATAGGGCAAAACAGCGTTCTTTAACGCCCCCCTCTCTATCCCCACACTAAGGGGTCGGTAGTCCCTAATGGCTATCAGAATCTTGGAAGCGGTCTCTCTAATATCCCATCTCCCATGCTCAATCTTCTCAACAAACCACTTCCCATCGTCTGTCACCTTCACAATCGAGATAGCAGACTCGTCCAGACGCTTCTTAGCATTGGCGGCTTGTTTGGCAACTTCCTCGAACCCCGCCAAGTCAACAGCAATAAAGTAGCTCCCATGTTCAGGACTCACCCCATATTTGATCCACTCTTCCTTGAAAATGTCAGAACCCGCATTGGTGAACGAAGCCATGTACTCTTGTTTGAAAGCAAAGGTAGATAGAGTTTTTTTAGCACTTTCTATCTCTTTTTGGTCAATCAAGGGGTTATCAGCAGTCGTGAAGTGCCATGACTTCCAATCAGGGTCATCCTCTGACTCACCCAACTTAAAGGTATCGTAGAACCAGTTTCTCCCCTTTGGCGTACCGATAAAGAGTGCTCTACCCCGTTTATCAGACAAACTGGCACGGATGACTTGTTCCCACGCCTCTGGTTTGATGTCGGCTACCTCATCCAGTACGGCATAGGTTAGAGAGACACCACGAAGGGTATCTGGTCTGTCAGCACCACGAACGTAAATCCTAGCCCCGTTGATCAGGGTAATGTCTAGGTTGTTCACATGGCTTCCTTGGATAACCTCTCTGCCAAGGTCTAGCAATAAGTCCCAGACGATTTGACGGGACTGCCCCATTGTTGGCGAGACATACAAGACTGCCGAACCAGGAGGGCAACGCAATCCCTCAATCAATAAGGTTGTGGCGGCTAATCGAGACTTTCCACACCTACGACCTGCGGCAACCACTTTGAATCGGGCGGGGTCTTTGAAAACAATCTGCTGCCAAGGTAATAGTTGGAAATTAAGATCAGCCATACTTAGCCTCTATGTCTTCTGCATCAGGGTTGGTATCTATGACTGTTGGCTCACCCAAACCAGTGATGTTGATTGTCACTGCTGACCTCTGGCCTTTGTCCTTCTCAAACATACTGATTGGCAGTGTCCGGTCCAAACACATCTTGAGCGCTGCCATCTGGCCAGGGTGCTCATCGTTGAGCGCTATCTCAATTACCTTCTGCGCTACATCCTTGCCGCCAGATCGGATCATCAGCTCCTTCAACTCCTTAAGGCGCTGCTGGTCAGTCTTAGGCAAAACCTTGGGTGGGTTGTTCGCATAGCGCTGTATCGTCATCTTCACCGAACCCTTGGGACGACCACGCCCCTTCTTGGCAGGGGTTTGTTGCGTTTGTTGCGTTTCTTGCGTTTGTTGCGTTTCTTTGGTTGCAGGGGTAAATTCCACTTTTTTCCTTTCGGGAAGCTGGGTTTGGCAATTGTAGTCCATTTTGCTTTTTGCGTGGGGGGGTGGCTCCCACAATTATCACAGCGAGGCCGACCCCCTCCCCCCCCATGCAAAACAGCCCAAAACCAAGGGTTTTCCCGATTTTACTTTATACAACCTCCATTATGTTAAGTTGACGCAAAGATATCCACAGATATTTGAATACTTTGTTTGTACCCAACGAGTTATCCACAGGAAACTGTGGACAAGTTGAACAAGACCCTTGTGGATAACTGGTTTCGGATTGGTTTGAATCGGGGGGCGGAGAAAAAAGGGAAAGAGGCGGAGGGTGCATTCCACGCATACCTGACAACCAGTTATAGCATTTTGTTATAACCCAAAAATTTATGAGGAAAACCCAAACCATCCAACCAGTTCAGGAATGCCGTTCAGACGCATCAAAACCCTCTACAACGCTCTCATGCGCTTCATTCGTACCATTGCCTACCCTCAAGCAATCAAGGCTCTTATGCGGTCTAAAACCTTGAGTCCATAAAAATGAATAGACTTCGAGTAGATGATGAAAGCCAGCGGACATATCGCCTCGGCCTGCGTGAACCAAAATCTTTTTTTCTGCGGGTTTCAAAATGCGTTGAAAGTATTTTGACTTTGGACTAGCTGGTCTACCTACAGCCATACGCACCCCCAAAAAAAAGGGTACTCACGCCCGAAGGCGCTTTCCCCGAAAGTGCGACAATCAATGGCAACCGCGCACGGCTCATGTTATCACCTCGATCTCAACCTTGTAAACCTTTGGGCCAGCTGACCTTTGAGCGTATTGCCAATCAATGAGGCCATTGCCATCGTCTACGCCAAGCCAATCAGCCACACCATCGCGCACGGCCTTAAAGCCAGACTGCAAGTTATCGCCGTCCAAGCGCTTTGGGGCAATCCGCGTCAGCACCACAGTCACTGGCAACATCTCCGCGCCAGAAGACTGAGCCACGGCAGCCAAACTCATCCGAGTCCTGGTTCTCTGATCCCGAGCCAGCTTTGCCTTGACCGCCCAATGCAACCTCAAGTTTGCCACACTGACGATTTTCATGTTCATTTCCACTTCAATCAAGCCACAACTCCAATCCTATCAAAACCACCCCAAAATCCGCCGGACTGTACCGAAACCCTTTTTGTACCGAACCTGAACGTGTCTATAGACACGTTCGGTACGTTTCGGTACACCAGAGGGGGTTTGCTTCGGTACATTTCGGTACGTTTCGGTACATTTCGGTACACGCTTCGGTACATCACACCTCATTACCGACTGTACCGATTTCGGTACTTTTCGGTACACTTCGGTACATCCCATTGTTCTCCAAAACCATGTTTTTCTTGGTTAGTGCTTCCAAACATTCCTTGAACCGCCGAGCGTTTAGACCATGCCCTTTGGCTGAATCTCGCCACTCATCGTAGTCCACCATGGCGGCAAAACCCTCGATGCCGTCACTGGCTCGTTTGGCCTCAATGGCAACCAAACAATTCAAAGCAATGCGTTGGTTGCCTGAAAGAACTGTACGTTTTTGGATGTTACCGATCAGGCCCGAGATGTCCACTGCCGTGAGATACGCACCCCGAACTGGTGCGCCGTTTTTGTCTTGGATGGGCAAATCCACTTGGGTGATCTGGAAGTTTTTGGGTGCAGGCATCTCTGCATCCTTCATCTTTTTGGATTCAAAGGCTATTGATTTAGTTCCTGAATCCAACTGGCAGCGGTACTCCGCATCGAGCGCACCCTTCAAGGCGGTCGATCCCCGACTTCTATCTTTGTCTGCCACGCCTGAGTGGTGAACCACCAGAACGCAACATTTCCAAGGTTGGCGCAGATAGACATCCAAGTGCTGAATGAACGCATTCATGTCTTGGGTGGAGTTCTCATCACCGCCGTGATTTCTGGCTAGGGTATCAATAATGATCAGGCTTGGGGTTGTGCCTGCTTGCGCTGACAATTCTTTGATGGATTCTGCCACCACTGCCGCCTCAGTTGCATCGTACAACTGCGCTGCCCTATGGCTCTTGTACAGTGGCGCACCATCAAGGGTTTGACCATTGCCTAACTGCCATGCTTTGAACCTTCTGGCTAGGCCGTTATGCCCTTCACCTGCGATGTAGAACACCGAGCCTTGCTTGACCTCATGCCCATGCCACGGCTTGCCAGTGGCAACGCAGCAGGCTATGTCAATTGACACAAAGGACTTACCGCCGCCTGGGTCACCAAACACCTGCGCGAGGGAGTCACTTTCAATGTAGTCATCCACAATCCAATTGATTTGGCTCAGTTGCAAACTGTCTGCTCTGGAGAACTCAAAAGCCAGTTTGTCACGCATGGGGCCAGCCACGCGCTCGATCTGCTCTTTGACAGCATCCAAGCCTTGTAGGCAGTGAAGGTCATTGAAGTCTGTTGGTTTGTTGTCCACCATGTCAGATTCTCCAAATGATGGATAAACAATTTCCCCAAACACCAGTGCCGCCGCAGCCCTGCCCTTGGTCACGCCAGGGTTGCCCTCCGTCCACTGGTCATTGTCAGCGCCAATGATGATCTTAGACCCCAAGAACATCTCTTTGGCGCTCTTGGCTACCTTGGCTAAGTTCCCACAATCAAACGCCACAAGAACTGTGTAACCCGTTGCCTCATGGATTGAAGCGCAAGTGGCAAACCCTTCACCCACAAACACAATCTTTCTGTTGCCCCTGAGTTCATAAAACCCACCCTCAATCTTGCCACCCTTTAAAAACCTTTTGTTGCCATCTGCATCAATGGTCTGATATGAGAGAATTTCCCCTGCCTGATTGATCACTGGCACAACCAACCTACCTGCCCTGTCAATCTTGATCCCATGCGCCCCAACGTGCTTTCTCACAAGGTATGGATGATCATCAGACGCATCTGCATACGTCCCAACCTCATCCTCTGCCCTCTCTGCCGCCACGGCCTGACTTGCCAACCTGTCAGCTTCTTTCTTGGCTTTGACCTCTGCCACCCACTTATCATGCTCAAAGCGCTCAGTAAACGTCATGGCCCGTCCTGTGTCAGCCACCCACTTGGCCTCAAACACTGGCTCCTTCCAACACCCTGCAATGCCCACAGGAACCTTGCCACTGGTGTGCAAGATATACCACCCATCCAATGCACCTTTCTTGGAAGATACATGAGCCACCCTGTGAATCTCACCATCAGCAATGATTTCTTTGATCAACAGGCCAGATGCCTCACAGTGCTTCCTGAACCCCTCTTCAGGGTTGATCAGGTCTTGCGACTCGGTGGCAGCCGCGAAGCCATTGGGGAAAATAGTTGTTAAGCTGCTCATGCTTTGATCTCCACCAACTCAGGCCAAATGGACTGCCAACTGCCTTGGCAAACCATCTGCCGAGTAAGCCTGCCCTCACTGGCCTGTTCTACCCGAACGGCCTCCCAAGCTGACATTTCGCGCCTGCCAGTGAGACATTGGTAGAGATACTGCTCATTGATGCCAACTTTTTCTGCCAGTTGTCGGCGCTCATCTGGTGGTATTTGTGTGTTCATAGCTATCCACTCTAGCACATTGATAGATTCTTTTGGCAATAGGGAAAACACCTATGAAAATAATTCTAGCAAAGGGCTTGACAACATCTAGCAACTCGCTAGAATTCAAAGCAAGGCAGGGAAATTGGTTCTCTGTCCATCACGCCGAAAGGCCAAAGGAAACACAAATGACAAAAATCTACAAAGCCTACGTTTATGAAGAACCTTGTGGTCGCTTCATGGGCGAAATTGATGGCATTTATATCAACACCAACATTGGTGAGATTAAAAACACTCCTATCGAGTTTTACGCTGATTCTAAGCAGGCTTTGCTTGATGAAATGGTCAAGTTTTTAAAAGGCATTGGTCTTACTGGAATCTTGCGTGTTGTCAATTAAGAATTGAGCGCAAGCGTTTAAGGTTGGATGACGCAAAATTAAACCAAACGGGGCTTCGGCCCCCGAAAGCACAACATGAAACACCACAAACACTTCTACTACCCCGAAATCAAGAGCGCAAGGCTCACCGCCCGCGCAGAGCCAGGACTTGATCTTCTCACAGCCCTTGCCATTGGCATCAGCTTGGCAGCCTTACTGGTTGCATGGTGGTCAGCATGAACCCCACGCCTGCCTGCCCCCAAGGGATTATTGAGTTTGAGTGCGAACTCGAAGGTGTCGATCTGGTCTGCCACTTAGAGTACGTCCCCGAAGAACTTGGTTCACTCGATAGCCGTGGCTTACCTGATGAGCCTGACTACGCCGAAACTATGGAACTTGTCAGCGCTTACATCAAAGGCACAGACATAGACATTGGTCACTTGCTCTTGCAGGGCCTTGTTGACCACATCACAACCACCGCACTTGAGGACTATAAAAATGACGATCTCTGAACTGGCAACCTTACTACGCAAAGCCAAGCAAGCTGAGACTGATGCCAAGGCCGAGCGCCTTCGCATTGAAAGCCTGATCACCGACCAGTTTGCCAAGCCTGAGAACGGCGAAGGCACTCACCAAGATGAAGACTTCACCATCACTTGGAAGTTAAACCGAGCAGTAGACACCGACCGCTTAACCGCCGACTTTGACGATCTGCCTGACAACGCCCAACGTGCATTTCGTTGGAAGGCTGAAGTCAATTTGGCATACCTTCGTTCACTCTCAGAAATTGACCCTACCGCCTATCACAAGGCAGCAGTGTTCATCACCAGCAAACCCGCAAAACCATCCATTGATTTGAAAGACTAACATGGCATTCGACCTCTCATCCATCTCCAAAACCAAACGTGTACGCTCACCCAAAATTGTTGTGGTGGGCCAAGGCAAGATTGGCAAGACCACTTTCGCGGCTATGGCTCCCAATGCCATTGGCATCCTGACTGAAGACGGCGCTGATGCGGTGGACGCAAACGCCTTCCCACTGGCTGCCAGCCTGCCCGAGGTTTATGCCGCCATCGACACGCTGATCAACCAAAAGCATGACTTCCAGACCTTGTTCATTGACTCGCTTGATTGGCTCGAACCCATGATCCAAGAGTATGTGTGTAAGCAGAATAACTGGAAGAACATTGAAGCACCAGGCTTTGGTAAGGGCTACGTTGCCGCCGCCGAGGAATGGCGTAACCTTCTGTCTGGCCTAGAAGTCCTGCGCTCTGCCAAGGGCATGGGTATCATTTTGATTGCTCACGACAAGATCAAGCGCATAGAAGACCCGCTAACCGAGGGCTATGACAGCCATGTCCTTAAACTGCACGACAAGGCCGCTGGCCTAGTCCAAGAGTGGGCAGATGTCATTGGTTACGCAGGCTACCGCATTTTCACAAGCAAGACCGATGCAGGGTTCTCTAAGAAAGAAACTAAGGCCACGACTACTGGCGAGCGCATCTTGCACGTTGAACCCCATCCGGCTCATTGCGGTGGTAACCGCTTTGGCCTGTCCAATATGCCGCTTGATTGGGCGGTATTTCAAGCCTCACTTACCCAAGCGCAGTCTTGATCTCTTCAATCCGTAACTTAACTTTTTTTTAGGAAATTTATCATGGCTCAGTTTAATTTTGACGCATCCCAAGTCGCTCCCCAACAGTCCACAGGCCCACTGCCTGCCGGAACTTATTTGGCTCACATCACCGAATCTGATGTGCAGCCCTTGAAGTCTGGCAATGGCGAAGGCTTGAAACTTACCTTTGAAATCCTCGATGGACAATACAAAGGCCGCAAGGTTTGGGAAAACCTTAACATTCGCCACACAAGCGAAGACACCCAAAGGATTGCCCAAAGCCAACTCTCTGCGCTTTGCCACGCCGTGAACGTCATCAAGCTGATGGACACTGCCGCCCTGCACTTCAAGCCAGTACGCATCAACGTGACTGTGCGCGAGGCCCAAGGCATTTACAAAGCAAGCAACAACATCAAGGGGTATGAGGCCGCCAGTGGTATTAGCGCACCAGTTGCACCAGCTACTGCACCAACCCCTGCGCCTACGATGGCAGACACAGTTGCATGGCCTACCGCCGAGCAAGAAGCCGCGAAGTCCAAAGCACCTGCATGGGCAAGGAAAGGCTGACATGGCCTTACTTCCACAATCAGTTATTGATCCTGTGGCTGATGCCATCTTTGCCCACTACAAGGCAAAGTATGGCTCAGAAGCACAAAGACCTTACCTTGGTGCATCAAGCATTGGTAAGCCTTGCCTGCGCCAGCACTGGTACTCTTTCCGGTGGTCAAAGCCTGCCGAGTTCTCTGGTCGCCTGTACCGAGTGTTTCAGTCTGGTCACTTACAGGAACCCAGAGTCTATTCAGACTTGGCAAGCATTGGCTGCACAGTCTACCAACTCAACCCCGCCACAGGCCGCCAGTGGTCATTCACCGAACCCGCCACAGGCCACCATTTTCAGGGCAATGCGGACGGCATCGTCACGGGCCTACCGCAAGCGCCAAAGTCTCCGCACTTGTTGGAGATCAAGACCGCATCTGACAAGATGTTTAAAGATATGCAAAAAAATGGCGTAAAGAAGGCCAAGCCCGAACATTACGCACAGATGCAAATATACATGAAGTGGTCGCTTGATGAGTTTGGGGAAGATGGGTGTAAACGTGCGCTTTACTTTGTCGTGAACAAAGACAATGATGACATCTACACCGAGCGCATAGAATTTAACAAGGATGAGGCACAGGAGATTGTCGCCAAGGCAATGGCGGTGATTACCGCGCCCGAGCCACCAGTTGGGGTTTCTACCGATCCCACTTGGTTTGAGTGCAAGTTCTGTGACTACCATGCCATCTGTCATGGCACAGACGTTCCTGCGCCAACGTGCCGTTCATGCGTTCATGCCACGCCTGAACTCGATGGCAATGCCACTTGGTCATGCGCGGCCCATAGCACAGTCTTGGCAGAAGGAATGCAGCGTAAGGGTTGCAACGATCACCGCTACATCCCCATTTTGCTTGTTAAAACAGCCCATCCAGTTGACCTTGATCAAAATGACAATGTGATCTACAAAATGGCAGATGGCAAACAGTTCATCAATGGTGATCCAAGCAAGAACCCTGATCACATCAGTAGCGCAGAAATCCATGCTTGCACAGACAAAACCGCCTTGGTGGATGAGTTTGCCCTTGATCTGCGTAAACAGCACAATGCGAGGTTTGTATGAACACCCCACCAATTGACAACATTACATTGAGAGACTATTTTGCCGCCCAAGCGATCATTGGCCTGCTTCGCCGAAGCCATCCCAATGTTTATGAATTAGCGCGGGACGCATACAAAATGGCAGATGTCATGCTTGAGGAGCGCCAGCGTGATCCTTCGTGACTATCAGTCCCGAGCAGTCACAGACTTGTTTGCTTGGTGGACAAAGCACCAAGAAAAAACCGACATTCCTCTATTGGTGCTACCCACCGCCGCAGGCAAGTCGGTGATCTGCGCTGAGATTGTGCGCCAGATGTGGGATCAATGGCCTCTGTTTCACCCTCGCACTGTGGTGCTCGTTCCATCCAAGGAACTGGCAGAACAGAACGCTGCCAAACTTAGGGCTTTGCTTCCCCCAAACATCAGCGTTGGCTTTGTCAGCGCCAGCTTGGGCAAGAAACAGCACCAAGCAGATGTGATTGTTGCCACCATTGGTAGCATCCACAGGGATGCTCAACTCTTGGGAAACATCAAGGCCGTGGTCATTGATGAGGCTCATCTGGTGAGCCAGAAGGGGGATCAAACTGGAATGTTCAGATCGTTTCTGTTTGACCTTAGCCAACTTTGCGAGTTCAGAACTGTTGGCATGACCGCCACGCCGTTTAGGGGCAATGGTGTTTGGTTAACCGATGGGGATGAGCCGCTGTTCACAGGCATTGCCAGCAGAGTCTCCATGCGCGAATTGCTCGATGCCAAGTTCATTGCACCGCTGGTTCCACCAGACCGCATTGAAACCCGCATCGATGCCAGCCATGTTGGAATAATCAATGGAGACTATAAAGTAGGCGAACTTTCCCGTGAGGTTGAAAAATACCTGTCTAAAGTAGCCGCAGAAGCTACCAGAATTGCCTCAGAGCGCAAGAAATGGATCGCCTTTACACCGAGTGTCAAAAACGCTGAAAGCCTTGCAGATCGCTTAAATTATCGAGGCATTGTCAGCGCGGTGGTTTGCGGCGAAACCCCCAAACAAGAGCGTGAAGACTTGATTGCTCAATTTAAAAATGGTCAAATTCACTGTTTGGTCACTGTTTTGGCTTTGTCGGTTGGTTTTGATGTGCCAGACGTTGACTGCATTATTTGGTGTAGGCCCACAAGGTCGCCAGTGCTTTATGTGCAGGGGATGGGCCGAGGCACTCGAATTGCAGATGGCAAGACTGACTGCCTGGTGCTTGATTTTACCGACACAGTTGAGCGCTTGGGGCCAGTCGATACCATCCAAGGCAGGGCTAAGAAGAGGTCAGGCACTCAGGAAGCGCCCTTCTGCATCTGCCCTAACTGCGGTGAACGCAATGCACCCGCAGCTCTTATTTGCATTCATTGTGGTGGTCAAATCCGAGAAGAAGAGGCCAAACCACTTGATGCCAAGGTTTCATTGGCAGCGCTCTTGTCAAGTCGGGCAAGTGCAGATGATTTTATTTGGCATGATGTGAGTAGGGTTGCCTATGCCATCCACCGCAAAGAGGGGAAACCTGACTCATTGAGGGTGGACTACTACGCTGGCTTACTGATGGTGGCAAGTGAGTGGATTTGCTTCAGTCACGTTGGCTACGCTCGACAAAAGGCCGAAAACTGGTGGATGCGAAGGGAAAGGAAATCTATGCCATCAGGCACACAAGAGGCATTTACATGGACTGTTTTGCACAAAATCAAAGAGCCAGACAGAATTTTGACCCGTAAAAATGGAAAATACACCGAGGTAAAAGAATATGAATTTTATTGAACTAACCGCCATCAAAAGGCATTTGGACAGTCAGCTTAAACAGATCAACACCATCCAAGTCAATTGCCGCCAGTGTAACAATTTTGAGACAGGCATCTGTCAACATTATGGAGCAAAGCCGCCGCTAGAGTGGATCACTGGCATAGTTGAGTGTGAGCATTGGGAATGGGATCAAATCCCCTTTTAAGGAGACATCATGTTAGAAAAACCACCCTATTCAAAAATCAGCTACCCATCAACGCCTGCCAAGGATTTTAAGTGGGAGTCCGGATCGGATGTGCAAGCCCTCTGGCGTAAACATGGTTGGACACCGCCTAGTGAGGGTATGCCACCCCCACCGCCCGAGCGTATTATGGATATACCACTTAGGAGAGTCCGGTAAATGCCACGCCCCAAACCACCTGAACCCCTACTAGGACGACAAGTGAGGATGTCAGATAGACATTGGCGTATCTTGCAAGAACTTGGCGGCGCTGAGTGGCTGCGTAAGCAATTGGACAAGAAAGCCAAGATGCCTGCCAAGTATTACCGCCGTGAACTGGACGCACCTTCAAAGAAAGAAGTCAATGACTAACCAAAGTGGCTGGCGCAAGCGCCAAATTCAAATGCCCAAGTTTGACATTTGGGAGCGCGAGAGTTTGGTTGATTTTGCAGGCGAATGTTACGTCAAACTGTGTGAACAGGATGACCGCATTCAACAGTTGCAATGTGATCTGAAGACGGCTATTGAGGCTTATAGAGCGGTGGTTAAAGAATAAGAGCGCATTCGGCCTGTCTGCGCTTGAGTAGACCAGGCAACACTTTACCGCCCCCTTTTGTCCACAGCATCAATTGCTCTTTTGCCCCGTCCCAATCCCCTGCGTTTATCTTGCGTTTGAGGGTTGATGTTTGAAGTCTGCCAATTCCAAGGTTGTAGCAAAAATCCACAATAGCGTTGCACTTGCGCTCATCAGTTGCAAGAATTGGACAGTTACGCAAAGCGCCAGGCAGGTAAGTATGTTCCAGCTCAATCATCAAAAGCGCCCTAGCCGTGGGTTCATCCATCGGTGGGTCTTCTAAAGTCACCTTGCGTTTGTCAGCGTAGTAGGTCGAGCCATAGCCTATCGTAGCCACACCAGCCGGACATAAATACGGCTTGGCCCGATAGCCCTCAAACTGGCGGCACAAGGCGGCAGCTAACTCTAGGTTCATATTCCACGCTTGGCAAGAGTTCTGTCAAGGAACCAGTAGTTGATTGTTCCAGACAGCAGGGCTGAGAAATCAGGAGTCATCATGGTCTTGAACACCTCGACCGCTGGAGCGCCAGCAAGCCACGCATTCCATGCAAACCACACATGAATGAACGACCATACAAATAGCACCCAATAAGTGACCAGTGGCCTGACACTGGCGCTCAATGATGCAACCCATCCACCTGCGGCCTTGACCATTTCGGCCTGCTGGGTAATGGCATTGTTAAACGCATCCATCACGCCCACATCAATGGCGGCCTCTCTTTGAGCGCCAATCTCAGCGAGCTTTTGCTGACCCCTTAATTGCTCCAGTTCGCACTGACGAGAAAACATCAAGAGTTCATGCGCTCTTTCATTTTTCTTATCAAGCCATTTAAGCACCTCTGGCGCCATCCTAAAGATACCACCAAAAATAGAGCCTAATAAACCACCACTAAGAATATCTAACATAATCAATCCTCCGACATATCAGTTGCCGCCAAGTTAATCCGAGTCTTTAAAGCCGCAATATCCTCTGGCTTTTCCTTAAATCCAATGGCTACATACCCTGCAAATTTGCCCATATCTGGAGGTATAGAGCCTCTGCACATGAACTTCACACCCTGTTTTACACCCCACTCACCTACCTTAGACGATGGATTGAATTCCTCGCACAGAACCTCGCCATTAAGCATAGCCACCATTGCGCCATTTCTGTCTGCGCTTGCGTTGAATAGGGACGTCACAGTCCCTTCAACAGCCTTTTCTCGTGAACCATCAGCGTTCAAAGCTAAGACAGTAGTGCGTGAGTTTGTTGCTAAATTGGCTTTGTGAACCAAAAGAACAACCCCATCTACGTCTTTCATTAAGCTACGAGCAGGGGCAAGCAGTGCTTCTTGTTTTGCCAACTGAGGCATCTTATCTTGCGTTGTGATGGCGTGAAGAATGACCTGCCTAGAATCCCATGCAAACCAACCAGCAAACGCTAGGAATGACAGCAAAATGACTGTAAACAGCTTAAATGGGCTATCTACCCACTCAATCAAGCCTATGACTTTACCTAATGTAGAGTCGTCTTTTTTGGCTTCAGTCTTTGGCGCAGGAGCTGGCGCAGCCATCGTCACATTGATAGTTTGCTCTGCTTTGGGTTTGGGTGTCCTGCGCTTAACAGGGGCTACCTTTGCAGGGGGTTTTTTAGTGACCATTATGCGTATATATCCAGTTTGCGGTTTTGAAATATCTCCATGCGGAGTCGCTCTTGAACTACTTTTTTAGTATAAATCTCAAACTCTAAGTCTTCTAGCTGAGTTTGTTTTAGCTTGGCTATCTCATTTACCTTATTTCTTTCATGCTGTTTCTCTAACTTCACTTGAGCAAGGTCATGCTTGTCTGGATAACCAGAGGGCTGAACAGTCGGAAATAACTTGATGGTGTCGATCATTTCTTTTCACGCTCAAGTGCATCTTTGTACCCGTGAATAACCAAACTTCTGGTTTCTGCTGAGTCGGCTGTACCCGCCCATTCGGACAAGTTGTTCCAGATGACTACGTAATCTTGGCTCCTGCAATACTGAGCATTGTTTTTGAGCCACTGAATCATTTGTTGATGGCGCTCTGACGGGTTGTGGATTGTGTACGCTATCCCATAAAACTCGCGCACATGGCAACCATTCTTGGCTACGGCTCCAACTAGCCCCAACAACAGTAACAGAATAAGCCAACGCATTTACCACGCCCAACTCCATGCAATCATGTACGTACCAAAGATTACGAAGGCCACCATACAGGCCGCCGCAATCAATGCTTCAGCCCAATCTTTCATGTTATTGAGCCTTTTCAGCTTCATTCAAAGCCTGATTTATTCTGGCTTTGAGTTTAGCGTTTTGCTTGTTTGTTTTAATTTGGTTAATTCCTAATCGCAATGAAGTCAAAACAGGCGCTGGAATGCCAAAAAAATATCCTGTTAAAGCTGTTTCAGCACCAATTGCGCTAAGATTTTGCAGTAATGTAGCTGCCGTTCCTGAATTATTGATGAGAGTGCCAGGCGGGACTGTATTGATGTAACTCAAGACTTCGTTTATGTCGCGGATATTTTGTGCACCTTTTTTACCAAGCATAATATCCAACCGACCATTGGCATCGAGCGCTTCTGTTGCGTTTCGAACCGCACCAGTGTCAACTACTGGACGACCCTGAGAATCGGTTCGACCCTTCTTTACCGCCTCTTTGCGTAAGTAATCAATAGTTGCACCTTGCAGTTCACGAAAAGCCTGTTGACCATCTTTACCACTGGTAAACAAAACTCTTTTTAGAAATGTAATTTCTTCAGGCGTTGCACCAAGAATAGACTTTTGGAATGCTTGACTTGCCTCAATTTTTGGATCATCACGCCCACGAACTTTTGTCAACAAGTTGGCAACAATTGCGCGACCTTCGTATTTAATAGCTTGTTGCTTGCGAAGTGCTCTAGCTTCCTTGTAAGCCTCACCTCCCAACCCTTCGGTTGACAGATCAATTTTGTTTTTAAGTTCTCTGCCAAAATTTATGTTTGTAGGGTCGATGCCGATTGTGTTATTGATTGACCTACGCAAAAGCTCTACGTCTGCCAAAGTAGATGGTTGGGCTTCCAAAGTACCATCTTCTAATTGCTTAAAGATGCCAAGCGATATACCCTTTTCTCTAGCCACTTTTAAAATTGGCGCAACAGTAGCCTCTGGTATATTTTGATTTAGGTAGTCTGCAACGCTTGTTATAGATGTGGGAACTTCAAGCTCTCCCTTTGTTTTTGCGTTTTCGTAAGCTGCTCTGGTTTTCGCTTTTGCGCCTGCATAGCCGGATGAAAGGGCATCAATTAACTTGTTGCCCGTCACAGCTATGTCTCCTTTTTGTGCAACTTCAGCACCAGTTGCATCAAGCAATTCATCAAATTTTTGCATGATTGAAAGATTATTTTGCTCTGCTCTGGTTATCAATGGTTGACCAAGCGGCCCTTTAACCGCCTCTTTTTCAAAAGCAAGTTGTGATGGGTCACGCTCTTTTTCACCAAGTGTAAGTTTTACACCAAGACTTTCAGCAGTTTGCTCTCTCTGTAGACCCATTGGGGTAGCGGCAGCGCCAGCACTTCCCCGAGTTGTTTGAGTTGTTGGTGCAACATCCAAACCTAAAGACTCACGCACAATGGTTGGTGTCTTTTTGGCTGCGGCAACCACTTGGCCTGTACCCTGTCTAACTGCATCAGCGCCACGCAGTGCTGTAGCCGACACAATGGGGGCAGCTTGCCGAACAGACTGACTTAACATGCCAGTAGGCAAAGCACCAGGCAATACTGGTGGCAACAATCCTGCGGCTTGCCCAATGGCTTGAACCTGCTCCATGCCAGCTTCAGTTCTTGGCATATAGGTATATTGCTGCGCTCCAGCCCCCGCACGTTCACTAATAGCCCGAGCCGCCGCTGGTGTGCCAAATCTGCCCGCTTTTATTTCTTCACGAGCACCAGTTATTGCCCCGCCAACTGTGCCAAATAAACCGCCTGTAGCCGCAGTGCCTAGTGTCAATGCGGTTTCAGCAGCCCCAATGAGTAGGTCAGCAAGGCCGCCTGATTTTTGTGGTGTAGTTTGTGATGTTTGAGCCGATGGCTTTGCCTGTGCTAAAGCGTATTTATATGCGTCTGCATCTGACAACTCTTTGTCAGATTCCACCTCATACGTTCCGCTGTTGGGAATGGTAACTTCGTAACTAAATTTAGCCATTTTATTTACCTTCTTTTTTCTTTACAGTTACGCCAGAAGGAACGCCAGAAGGAATGTCTGCCGCACTAGCGGGTAAGTTTGATTGACTTGGTTTTCCGGCTTGTTCCAACCAACCCGACAAATTGTTGCCAGGTTTGCTGAGATAAGAAATTTGCTTAGACAAATATCCAACCAATTTTTCTTGAGCAGTTTTTTTGTCAGTCAAATATTGTTTAAGTGCTTGAGGTCTTAAAGTTGTTGGAAGGGCAGTGTCAAGAGCAAGGTTAAGTTCGCCCTCCGACAAAGCGCCAAAAGTAACTGATCCAATTACATCCAAGCCCAACTGACTTCTAACATTGTTCAACGTAATTGATGCCGTTGTGATATTTGGAAACTTGCTTGCAATAACACCTGTGCTCGCACCATCGTCAATGGCTTTAATTGCATCATCAATGTTGCCAATGTTTTTCCTAATTTTGCCAATTTCAGCAAACGCTGCTCCTACTTGTTTTGATGTCAATTCGCCGCCAACCCTTGCTTGCGCCCTAGTACCTTGTGTTGTTGCGCCAAATTCTTCTGATGCAACAATTGCGTCAGCCCTTGCTTGACCTGTTAAGTTTTCTCCTGTGGCAGAAACAACTCTTGTTGATCCGTCTTTCATAACAATGATTGTTGTGCCATTTGGAGTGACTTTGCTAGACTGAACCTTATCACCGCCACCTACTTTGGCTTCAGCATCTTTTTGCGCTATTTTTGTTGCGGTTTGATTTTTAGTTGCCAATTTTGACAACTCATTTCGTCTTTCATCAGCATCCAAACTAGGCCACTGTGCCTCAAGTTCAGCCGCATACGCTCTTACTGTTGGAGTGATTGACCCAGACTGAAGCATTGCAGTAATTGGATTAGCCCCTGCTGGTGTTGGGACAACTCCAGTTGGTGTTACCACATTATAAGTTCCAGTTGCCTGATTAAATGTAGCAAGCGTGTCGCCTTTTTTCAAGATTTTTGTTTCAGGCTCTACACTCTTCAATATTTTCTGACCCGACAAACTCTGTCTTAGTTGTGCTTCAATAGCTTTGTTTCGTGTGCCATCAGGATAAAACAATTGTGATGCCAGTTGCGTTGCAGACAAAGCCTCAACAGAGGATTGTGCTTTTTGCAGTTTTTCGAGTTGCGCCAAGCCTTCTGGGGTACGCATCAACTCAGGTGCTACTCTGCCAATGTCAAAACTTGGTGCAACAGCAGGAATGTTCTCAGGCATTGGAGTGCCTTGATCTGCCATCTGCTCACGTTCTTGAACATCCAACATTTGCGATCTTTCCGGAGTGCCTGGTCGGTAAGCACGTTGTGCAATAAGTTGGGCTAGTTGTGTTTGTCTTTGTGTTTCTTGTTGTTGCGCCCGTGTTCGTGCCACATCTGACAAGTCAAACAGTTTCATGGCTAATGGTGTGTTACCCATTTGATTGGCTTGAACAGCAGCTTGCTCTAAAGACTGTGGATCACGCAAATTCAAGCCTTGCAATAACTGCGCTTGTTGCGTTATGCGTTGCAACTGAGGGTCTTCTATGCCCATAGCACCCGCAATAGCACCACCAAGCCCTCTAGCACCCGCATAGGTCATTGCCGCACCAGCCGCATCTGGACTTAATTGGGCTAATCTGATGCCTTCAGCTAAAGCATTTGTTCTTTGTTGCTCACCTTACATTTGTGGGGTCATACCAAACAGCCCCGCTACGATATTAGTTTCTGCCATGATGTTTCCTTATCCGTAAATAAGATTGACGTTTGGATACCCAGCTTCTCCTGCCGCAATTTGCGCTGGTGTTAAACCTGCTGTCAAACTTCCTGTGGGAGTGTTGGTAAGTGCGCCCGTCAAAGCCTGTCCAACTAAGGGGTTAGAAGCCGCACCATATAAAGCAGAAGCGTATGGGTTTCTTGTTGCCGCTGCACCCGTAGCCAAATCTACGCTTTGACCCGCACCGAGTAAGCCAAAACGAGCCACGTTAGCACCTGCTTGAGCAGATTGTTGAGCAAGGTTTGCACCCATTTGAAGGGGTTGTTGTGCAAGAGTCTCTAAGTTCTGGAATTGTCCCAAAGCAGTTGTATAAGGAGCGTAAGCCGCTTGTTGACCTGAGTAATAGTTACCCATAGTCTGTGCGCCCGTACCTAATAAACCTGCCCCAAAGGAGACTTGTTGTTGACCATACTGTTGAGCATTAGCCGCCAATTGAGCCTCTTGTTGAGCACGAGCGTTATACAAAGCCTGTAATTCAGGAGTTGTAGCACCCAAAGTACCACCTTGAGCAACTGCTAAACCACCACGACCTTGTTGTTGCAGTTTGTTTTGCAGATTAGCGAGTTCCAACTCACGGCCTGGTTGCAACAATGCCATCTGTTGATTGAGATAGTTCTGAGCAACTTCTTGAGGATTTTGAGCCAAGTATTGATTACCCAAACCAAAGAGCCTTTGAGCACCTGTTTGCAAAGGTGCAAATTGACCTTGTGCCGCTTCTGCCTGTGCCAACCCTTGATTACCCAAAGCAACCAAACGATTCTGCGCTTCTAAAACACCTGGGCTTGCTGTATACCCTGCGCTTATCAACTGGCCCGTTACTGGATCAAGTTTAAACTCGGACGTACCAAAACGAGTGGTCATTCCTACTGGACGAAATCCCGCAGCCTTTTTAGCCGCAGCAGTCTCAACATCAATCATTGCCCTAGCTTTATCAGCCGCTTCTTTAGATGTTTGTTGTTGTAGAAGACCTGCCGCAGTTTGTGCGCCTGTTGTCAATAAACCAGCATATTGAGCCGCAGTTAGACCTAACTTTGCCGCATCAGCAATCTGCGAGGCAGTAAGTGCTGTTGCACCACTAAGCAAATTAGTAGTCGTTGCCCCCGCAGTAGTTGCTCCCGCTGTTAATGCTCCAGCCGTTGTTGCACCCGCAGTAGTTAATAGACCAGTTCCAGTTGTACCGCCTATTGCCAAATCTTGTGCAGTAAGTGCCGCAATTTCTGAGGCTGATAAGCCTGTTGTAGCTATTTCTGCCGCTGTGAAACCAGCCGCTTGCACTTGTGGGCCGAGACCCGCTAAAGCCGCACCACCAAATAAAGCAGTAGCACCCAAAGCAAACTTTAAAAAGTCTTTTGTTGCATCGACCTTCATCTGCGTACCAGTACGCTCTAAAGTGCCATCTGCCGCATATTGAGTGTATCCACCGCCAACTTTGTTATCACTTGCTCTGTATGTATATACATTCTCAAGACCGCCAACTTGTTGATCTTGACCATCACCAATAATTCTGTATTTAGGCTGAATAATGGTGTCGCCAAGTTGGACAGTTTCACCATTTGGAACACTTCCCGCTACACGAGCAATAACTTCACCCTCAGAAATACCCAATCCATCAGCTAAGTTCTTTGGAGAAACATTAGCCGTCTTCATAGCCGCAACAATCTGTTGGTCAGTTACGTTAGGTATTGCAGTTAGACTCTCAAGAAAACCTTTGGGCAAGGCTGATGGGTTTGCTGATTTTTGTGCTTTTTCTTGTGCAACTGGTGGACGATTGATTCCTTGATCTTGTTGAGCCTTTAAAGCATTCTGACGATCAATCTCTTCCAGACGAGCTTTTTCTATAGACCACAGTCTGTCAGCTTCAGCCTTTTGTGCAGGAGTTGCAATTGCATTAAATGCTTGTGATGTAGAGTCTGTTCCACCTCTAGCACGCAATTCACCTAAACCTTGCAACGCTGTTGCATTGTTAATGTCAAAGCCAGCAACATTTGGAGACAAAGCAACATAATTTCCACCCGCATCTTGCACATATTGACCTGGCCTTGTTATATCAACTTTAGCCATGTTCTGAGCAGAATATGGATTTGCCGCATTAGCCGCATCCACCACCATTTGTGGCGATACTTGACCAGGCCTTGAAGTAGCTATGTAATCAGCAGCGTCATACTGTCCTTGAGCATTAAAGCCAGGAATAGTGTCAAAAGCCGCATTCAGTTGGGCATCTGACAAGCCTAGAGACTTACCAGCACTAATTAAAGCAGCCTGAGAAAGGTTAGGATTAGCCGCCAATTCAGTTGCAAGTGCTGCATTTATTTGTGCTTGTGTATAAGCCATGATTTTTACTCCGATTCTTTAGAAACTTGCGCTTCTGCCTGTTCTTTAATTTTAAGAATTAAAGGCCATACGCCAGATTTACTTGGTAACTCACCAAGTGTTTGCAATACAAAGTTAATCTCATTCACATCAAGTTCTAGCTTCATGTTATTCCTTAGAAAGCCCAACCAGTACCATCTTCAGAGCCAATCTCTGCCGCATAGGTAATAGCAGAGGCTTCACGCTTTAGTTGAGCAATTAACTGCTCATCAGTTGCGTCTTCCTCAAGTTGTTGTAACTTCTTGAAACCCGCTTTGTAACGGGCATATTGGTCTGCTGTGAGTTCTACAATAAGTTGCATGATTATTCCTTAATTTCTGCGTCGCTTACTTCAGGCTTCTTTTCCAACTCGTCCTTCAGCATTTTAAAGAAGGCATCTCTGCCCACTTGCAACTGATCCACATTGAATCGTGCTGAGTCCAACTTACGATCCAAGTCAGCGACATGGTTGAGCAACATCTGCTGTTGCTGTGTCATGTCTTCAAACTTGTACTCTACGCCGTCAATAGTCACAGGGGTTTTTTCGTTTTTTCCCATGATGTTTCCTTCTTTAATGCGCCACCAAGATCGGGTGGTGGCTTCCCGTTTTTACCAAGGCAATGGTGTGTTCGCAGGGCTGACAGGTGGCGTGATATGTGCATTGATCTGCCCCTGCACAGTTGCCTGCGCACTTGCAATCGCATCTGCTGGAATCCAACCGATAACGATAGCTTCTGTCAACTGATCATACGGTATGAATGTACCGACTTGATTAGCGGAACTGAAAGGGGTGCTTCCATCGACGGAGGCTGAATATGTACCGCTTACACCAGTCACTCGCCACAAAACATTGACCACGTAGTTTGGGTCAGGTTGTTGTAATGTGTACATTGCTGTGATCGTTGTTACAAATGTGGTCATATATTACCTTTCAATGCGGCTACTTCAGCCTTTAGGGTTTCAACTTGTGCTGTCAGTTCTTGGATTGCTTTGATTAGAGGCGTGATGAACATTTCACGACTAACAGCTTGTACACCATCATCATCAACATCCCATCCATTAAATGTCGAGCAACCTTCAGCATCCATAGCGGCTTTGACATCCTGCGCCAACAAGCCATGCATAACAGTTGTGGTGTTCTTTTTATTGGCTGTGCTGTAATGTGGATGGTCAACAGGTAAATCAGCTTGTGATTTCCAAGTGAATGTGACTGGGTTCAATCGGTTAATAAAACTTAAACCAAGAGTTTCCTGACCGATAACATTTTTTAAACGGGCATCTGATGTTTGCGTCCATGTGCCTGTTGCTGTGTAGTTTACATAAATTTTGGAACCATTGGTTCCCATGGTGACGTTATAATTACCATTACCTGTCAGGCCATAACCGATTGTAATTTGGCCAAGCGCACCAACAGCACTAGCATCTGTATCATAGCCTACGCAAACATTTTGACTGCCAGTAGTGATGGAGTCACCTGCTTTCCATCCAAGTGCCGTGTTTTGAATGCCTGTAGTGTTGTTATAAAGTGCTTGATAACCCACAGCCGCATGGTCATACCCAGATGCACCATTAAAATAAAGTGCTTGATAACCTATAGCAGTGCTATTAGATTGAACAGTGTTAGAATAAAGTGCTTGATAACCAACAGCGGTGAGGCTAGAGCCTGTGGTGTTATATGTAAGAGCCTGAAATCCAACGGCAACATTGCTACTTGCGGTGGTGTTTCTTTGCAATCCACCAAGTCCAACGGCAACATTTGAACCGCCTGTTGTGGTTGCCGATAAACTGGCATTACCTATGCCAACATTTCCAGCCCCTGTGGTTGCTAAGTTCAATACAGAATTTCCTATAGCGGTACTTTCATCGCCAGAGGTCAAACTTTGCATTGTGTTTCTGCCAATGGCGGTGTTGTATTGACCAGTAGTTGAAGCGTTGTTTAATGCACCACTTCCAAATGCAGTGTTGGTTGACAAAGCACTTGCACCACGGCCTACAGTTAAACCATAAATCAACCCATCAGATGCGGATGAGTCTTTAATCAGCTTGCCTGTTGTGCTATTAAAAAGAGCAATGCTGTTTGCCACGGCAGAGGCTGGGCCAACAACATCGCCAGAGCCACCACCACCAGAAGCCGCAATCGTAATTGCACCCGCAGCATTGGTAATTGTGACGTTAGAACCCGCAGTTAAGGTTGTGCGAGTAAATCCTGTTCCATTACCAATATCTAAAGCACCATTAGCGGGGGTTGTTGTCAATCCTGTACCACCATTGGCTACTGGCAAAGTACCAGTTACGCCTGTGCTTAAAGGTAAGCCTGTAGCATTCGTTAGAGTAGCACTTGCGGGAGTTCCCAATACAGGAGCAACTAAAGTCAATGCTGTGCCGTTAGTTGTAGCACCAGTAATGCCACCAAAAGCACCCGCATTGTTGTATTGCACTTGAGTAGTTGAGCCACCAGGAGTTGTGCTACCACCAGAAGATGCGATGGTAATTCCACCTGCGCTATTGGTAATCGTGACATTTGAACCAGCGGTTAAAGTGGCTTTGGTTAATGTGTTGCCAGTAGAGTTACCAATCAACAGTTGACCATCTGTGTAAGAGGTCTGGCCTGTTCCACCATTAGCAACAGGAAGTGTTCCTGTCACACCTGTTGACAAAGGCAAGCCAGTCAAGTTGGTAGCAACGCCACTAGCGGGTGTACCCAAAGCAGGAGTCACCAATGTAGGAGAGGTAGCAAAGACTAAAGAACCTGTGCCTGTCTCATCAGAAACAGCCGCAAGCAAGTTAGCACTTGATGGAGTACCTAAAAAGGTTGCTACGCCTGTTCCAAGACCCGAAACACCTGTGCTGATAGGCAATCCAGTAGCGTTGGTTAGAGTGGCACTAGCGGGTGTTCCTAGAACTGGAGTCACTAGAGTTGGTGATGTGGCAAAGACTAAAGAGCCTGAACCAGTTTCATCAGTAATCGCAGAAGCTAGATTGGCACTAGAGGGTGTCGCCAAAAGAGTAGCAACACCAGTACCTAAACCACTTACGCCAGTTGAGATTGGCAAACCAGTTAGATTAGTTGCCACGCCAGAAGCAGGAGTTCCCAATGCGGGAGTCACTAGAGTAGGACTGTTTGACAGAACTACGTTGCCTGTACCAGTAGATGAAGTTACTCCTGTACCGCCATTGGCTACGCCCAAAGTACCTGTAATGTCGGCAGTAGAAAGGCTTACTGCATCCCAAGAAGCATTTGTGCCATCGGTCTGAAGATACTTGTTAGCATTACCTGTTTGACTAGGCAAAAGGTTGTTCAACGCACCAGCCGCTGTAGAAGCGCCTGTACCGCCATCAGCGACCGCTAGATCGGTGATGCCAGTGATCGAACCACCCGTGATTGCCACATTACTTGATGTGATAGGCCCTGTCACCCCAGCAGTAGCCGTTACAGCACCCGTTAAAGTCGATGTTCCCGTAACTGCCAAAGTGGTACTTGCTGTAATTGCTTTAGCCGCTAGAGTTGTGTTATTGACTGTGGCAGTTCCTGTAGCCGCACCAAGGTTCACAGCAGTTGCCGCACCACCAAGATTCAAGGTAGTTGTAGTTGTGTTAAATGCCGCCTGAGTTGCCGCACCTACCAATGCACCCGCTAAAGTTGTTGTGCCTGAGGCCGCTAGGGTTGTGAAAGCACCCGCTGCTGGGGTTGTTGCGCCAACAGTTGCTCCATCAATCGCACCGCCAGTAATTGCCGCAGCAGAGTTATCTGTTTTAGTCGCAACAGCAGTCGCAATGTTGTTGTATTCAGTATCAATTTCAGTACCCTTAACAATCTTTAAAGGATTGCCAGGTGATAGGTTGTCTTTTGTTGCAAAGTTAGTGGTTTTTGTGTAGTTACTCATGGTTTACCTCTTAGCCTAATTTGCCATCTTTGGCTTGAATTTCAATCTTTTGTAGGGATAACTGAGTGCCGTTAATCGTTGTCTCATACCCTGTTTGGACAATCTTTCCCGCACCAGATGCGTTAGCTCTCAATGTCTTAATTGGAATGCCACTTGTGTACTCAGCTACGTTGTATTCAGCAGTTCCATATTCATAACTTACTTGCGTAGGAATATAAATATTTTGAGCCTTATAAGCACCAGAATAATCAAAACCCCAATTGATCGTTAAAAACTGGTTTGAACCACCAATCACAATGGCTGAAATTGTCTTTAAAACAGAAATCTGATTAGGGTTGCCAAGGTCAGCATTGTTAGTGTAGTAGGCAAATCGGTAAGTAGATGTGTCATCTAAGTACCCAGCATATTTTCCGATATACCCATTCTTGCCAATGTACAAGTCACCATTTCTAAGTGATCGCAGGGAAGTTGGCGCAATTGAATCCCACTTGGTTACCCGTGAAGCACCATCTTGCAAACTTTGCTTGGTATCAAAACAATAGACTTGGAAAGTAGCGGGTAAAACAAGCAGATAAAAGGCTTCTTTTTCTGAGTAAACAGACTTCAGATTAGCCAATGTCTCGCTTGCCAATGAAGAATTTAGGTCAAAACGAACATTCTTGGACAAGTCTCTCAGAGGAGCAGACTTCTCTTGAATAGTCCTCATTAACGAGCGAACACCTGAATCTGACAAGAAAATCACATCAGAACCAACGCTTTGGATGGTATCTCTAGCCAAACACCCAATAGAGCCTACTGTATCGCTTAGAACAAGAGATGCGGGTGTAGAAGCACCAGAATAGACAAGAATCTGCCTCTTACCAAAGATGAATAAGAAATCATTATGAGCTGCCAAACCCATCACTTCATCAGCACCATTAGGCCACACACGAGAAACATCCAATGAGCCTGAAGTACCGCCAGACCATACATGACCCGCTATCAAATCAGAGAATGTAACAGTTACTTTGTCTGTTGAGGTGTTAGCTACCCACAAACGACCAAAAGCAGAAATAGCAATGTTTGCAGAAGGAACACTACCCGCATAACCTGTTTTCTCAGATACCCGTCTAAATGTAGATGTGCTGACAGCAGGGTCATAAATGAGTGGATCGTGTCCTGTTTGGAAGAAGTAAGCAATGCCATTCAAAGAGGCAGTTTGCCAGTTAGATGCAGTAATAGTAGGAGCAGTACCGCCACCACCATAGGTCAACTCAGTCACCGCATTAGAAGTACCAAGTTTGAATAACTTGTTATTACCCGCAAATAGGACAGTCAAAGTGCCGTCAGTCTGGACTAGCTCATGGATCACGCCAACATCATTAGCACCAAGGTTTCCAGAGGAAGAGTTAACCCTTGTCCAACCTTTTCTAGCACCAATACGACCATACTGATCCAAGATGCAGTTAGTCGCAACCAAAGCAAAGCCAGCCCCTAAATCAAGGGGAGAATCTTCAGTATTCAGGCCATAAAAGCCTGGTGCTGAAAGACTGTAACTTTGTAGAGGTTTTGACATTAAACAGGTTCAAAGTTATCTTCAATATAACGAGTGCTTTCCAACGCAATCGCATCAGAGAGCATTCCCCTAAAGAGTGCATAGGCTTCGGAAGAGGCAGTTCCTCCATCCTCACCACGCTCAATCAAAGCACGAGCATAAGCACTTTGAGCAACCAAATAGTCTAAAACTTTGACAGATGTTCCATCTGAAGATAAAGCAGCTTGTGGAACAACCAAATCAAACAAGATCGTGTAAACACCATCAGGAACAGGAAATAACTCTACTTTTGTATCACCACTAGCATCCACACCACTAAAAGTAAATTCTGAAGGAATCGAGGTTGCGGGCGTGGCAAAGTTCAATTTGCGGTTCATGTCCACAAAAGAGATGTTTTTTAGACCAATCACGCTTGTTGAGTTGATGGCATCAGAAACTTGGAATTTCTGCCCCGCACCTGTCAAAGAATAAGAATGTGTGTTGGCAACAGTTGTGATTGTGATTGTTGTACTTAAAGCATTCCAGTTGTAAGCATCCTCAATTTGACGTTTGGCATCATTGACAAACTTGCCAATCAGAGAGGAATATGCGGTTTCAGAAACAGTAGTAACTGAAGACTCACGCAACCTTGCTAACACATCGTTTACAAGTTCTAAGTAGGTCATGTTCGTTGCGCTCCTTGAACCTCAAATGTTGCAATAAAACTGAAGGTACTAGCGGCTTGCGTAGTAAGTTGAATTCTATCGCCCTCTTCTAAAACAATATAAGCATTGCCATCAAACTGAAGGTATTGTTTAGATGTAAAGTCGTAAGCAGTAAGAATGTCTAAAGTCGTTGCTGCACTTGCGTCATACCATTGGACTGTGATGTGCTTAGTCGATCCACCAGTATTGTGGATGTACATGACAGTAAATTTGGCGTAGTAACCCGTAGGAACTGTGTAAACAGTCGTCAGCGTATTGGCTGTAGGGCTAACTCCAACAGATACAGGTCTCACTTCTTATTCCTCTTAGAGATCGCTTTAGCCTTCGCTTTAGCGTCTTCCTTGGACGATGCGCCCCAAGCTCTAAGAGATAATAGGAGTCGGGTAGGCTTCCCATCTTTCATCTCAGCGCCAGGCATATTGCCCATTCGTGCTAAAAAGGATGCCCTACGAGGGTTATCTCCCGACTTTACTGGTGGTTTTAAATTACCACCCGTTTCTGCATTATACGATGCCCTACCTTTGGCATTCAAGCCCCCCTTGGGGTTTTTTCCTTCTTTTGTTTGCCAAGCAGGACTTTTCATATCTACCTCATCTAAATTTTGCTGTTTTCTTTGCAATCGCTTTTGGTTGCTTAACAAACTGTTTACCAGCCTTTGTGCCTTCACGTTTGGCTTTGGTGGTTGCCGCATACTCTTGAGGACTCAAAGACTTGATTGCCGCCTCTGGTAGATACCTCTCGCCCGTCTGTGAAGATGGTTTACCAGACTTGGTTCTCCACTTCTGGGCAGACCAATCTTTTAAAGACTGTTGAGGGTTCTTCATGTCTTGTATCCACCACCATTGGCTTTGTATTCTTTGGCTAACAATTGGGCTTTTCTGGCAGACCACTCACCAGGGTCACCGCCCCTTGTTCCCGCCTTGATCTTCTCAAACAAAGCCTTCCTCATGGTAGGTTTGGTATAAACCTTTGCTTGATTGACCTTGGATTTCATTTTTTCTTCTTCATAGGTTTGCTCATGCCCGCCTCAGATAAAGCAATGGCAATGGCTTGTTTACGAGAAGTAACGGCAGGGCCTTTTTTAGAGCCAGAGTGCAGTTTACCCGCACCATATTCTTTCATTACTTTGCTGATCTTGGTGGCGGGTTTCATTTGCCACGACCTGCTTTTTTCATCATGTTGGTAGCAGTACGACCACCACGGGTAGGCATAGCTTTAGGCTTACCAATAGCAATCATTACAGTAACGGGCATAGATTTCTTCTTGCCATACTCTTTGGCTTCTTTCTCGCCTTTTTCTGTGTATGGGAATTTCTTGTTTCCAACTTGAGGCATATAAATCCTTATCGAACTAGCTTGGTTGCAATGAAAGAAATGACACCGCCCACAATAGAGGCGATAGCCATTCCTACGAAAAAGCCACCTTTAGACTTGTTAGCCATTTCTAAAAGCGTTTTAATATCTTGGCGAAGTGCATGGACTTCTGCTTGAAGCGCCTCAACTTGGGCTTCTAACTTACCAAATTCTCGTGGATCAATATCAGACATTTGATTTCCTTGGACGACCCATCTTCTTAACAGGTACTGGAGGTTTCAAAACTATTTGTTTTTCAGAAGTTTCTTCCTCAACTTCATCTATTCTGACGTAACCTTGATGACCTTTCATCGAATCAATATCGTGCTGATAGGTAAAAGTGACTGTTTGTCCACTTGCTAAACATCTAAAGGTTGCCATAAGAACTCCAAAAAAAGGGGGGTATTAGCCCCCTTTTATTACACCGAACGAGCAATAACTAAATTTAATGTAGTTGATGCTAAGTCTACAGAACCTGCTGTAGGGTTGTAAGTCACGATAGTAACTGTATTAGCGGCTGAAACATAGGCTCTACGAACCAAACCTGCCTCATCAACGCCAATTGCCATACCAATAACCATATCACCCAAAGCAACGCCTGGAACTGCGACTGTATCTGTAGCGGTTGCAGTAGTAGCTACTGATGCGCTATTGAGAGTACATGAAACGTCCCAAGTGTCTGTAAACAAACCACGGAATTGGTCATTACCCCTGCGGGAAACGACTGCTGTTGCTGCTGCCATAATAAATCTCCTTGATGTAAAAAATCCCCCCACCGATTAAGGCGAGGGGAAAAGGCAACTATTAGGCTGGAACTGCTAACGCAAATGCGCTAGAAGACAAAGCTGCACCAGTTGTAGCGGCAGTACGCATGGCTTTCACACCATACAGAGTGTCCGATGTGAACAAAGTAGCAAGGTAATCTTGCTTGTACTGAGTCTGTGAACGGATACCAACTTGCTCAACCAAAACCATAGAGTCCTTGTGACCCATCAAGCAGATACGATCAGCGCCAGAGTTACCAGCACCAAAGTCAGCATTGCTTGTTGTGTACACGGGGATACCATACAGTTGACCGATTTCACCATTGCGGATTGCATTGCCATTACCCACAAAAGCCTGCTCGGTGTAACGGGCAAGACCCATCAACGTATTACGGCTTGAAGGAGGAATAACAAAGAAGCGACCATCCATAGGAGTGTCGTTGTCGTCCAAACGCTGAATGGTGCGACGAATAGCGGCATCAGTCAATGCGGCTGCATTGGAAGATGTGCTGTTGTAAGCAGTTGTACCATCAGAACCGATAAAGGCTTTGGTAGTGGTATTGCTTGTTGCGTAGTCGTTAGTACCGACAGTAGCACCATTGAATGCACGACCCAATTGGATCAAGCTAGTGTCTACTTGCTTGGCAAGCGCATAGCCCGCATCAGCAGTGTAGAACTGGCGCAAGCTGTTCAAGGCTTGTGCTTCAACGATGTCCTCAATGAAACGTGAATATTCAAAATGCTTGTTGATAGACACTTGAATTTCTGTCTCAGTATCTGCAATCAAAGTGACAGCAGTAGAGGCGGCTTTTGCAGAAGCTGAACCACGGGTAGGTGCGGGAATGTGTACTACATCACCCTTCTTACCTTTGAAATTCATCTTCATTACGATGTTAGCCAATACAAGATTCTTCTTGTATGCGGCTATGATTTCATCACTCCAAATTTCGGGGATGAACGTTGCTGCGGTTGTTGTGGTTACCGCTGGGGTTGGATATGCCATGATTGAAATCTCCTAAAGTTTAACGAACCCGACCCTCTTGATAGGCTTGCATGATTTCATCACTTAAAGCGTCATATCTGTTTGGGTCTTGCATTTTCAGCCGAATAAGGTCTGCCCTTCGGTATACCTTCTTTGATGATTCACCAGAACCACCTACATCTACACCTACTGCTTTTAAGTTCTGTTTGCGAGTTACCTCGCCATCATCACTTACTTGCTTCTGTTTAACAGAACGTAGCTGTTTATAGGTAGATAGCAATTCATTGGCAGAGTCAAAATCATATCCCGCATCAGCTTGCTCAAAAATTTTAATGCGAACAGGGCTAGACTTCACCCAATTTGCAAAATCCTGATCTCTGGCAATTTCACCAAAGTCGGGATGCTCTTGCGCTAACCTCTGCTGAATTTGTGCCTTTTTCATCTCAAGAGTCGCCATGCGAGCCGCTTGGATGTCGGGGTGATTATCAACAGTCCTCTGAATTGCCTTCTGTGGATTCTCAAAGAAATCTACTTCAGGCTCTTCCTGTCTAGTCTGTTGCTTGGAACTAAGGTTCTGTTTGATGAGTTCATCGGCTAACTTTCTGACCTCGCCTACCTCTTGTGCTTGCTTTCCAATGAGCTTTTCAGCCTCTTGGTGCATCCTCACAATGTCGTCTAAACTTTTATCCCTGTATTTCTCAGGGAGTTCAGGCTTCTGCTCGATCTTCTGCTCTTCGATCTCTAACTCACCCAACTCTTCTTTGTCGTCATCAATCAACATACTTTTTCCTTTTTCCTGCCGTCAATCGGTTGTAGGAGATTCAACTCGGCATAATTGCTTATGAGTTGAGTTTCTGCTCGGCCTTTAATCTATCTAAGTGGCTTTTCTCGAACCTTCCATGCGCTGATGGAAACGTC